ATGGAGAATTTTGGAGTAAAAATAGATGGTAAAGTAGAAGACTGGACACCTATGGACACGGCAGGGTGGGCCAGGGCTTTAATGACAGGTAAGGCTTTCTCAATATCCTTAAAAGGGAAAAGAAATGTAGGAGATCTAGGCAATGATTATGTTGCGGCTGCAGCTTGGAAGGATGGCTTAGACTGTTCAACAAGAGGTGAAATAACTTTTCCTGATGGTGCAAAACTTAACTTTAATTGTGTAATTGATGTTACTAATGTAGCGGGTGATGATGCTCCAAAAGTTGCTCCTTTAGAATTTGATTTAAAGGGCGATGGTAAGCCAACGTATACACCAGGTGTTGCGCCTGCAGCAATATCACTATCAAGCAGTAATCCAGCCAATAATGCTGTAGGAGTTGCCCTTACAGTTAAACCTGCGTTAACATTTAATAATGCTTTAGCATCTTATATCAGCATTGTATTATTGAATGAAACTGATAATACATTAGTGGCCAATACAATGGCACTTGATGCAACTAATAAAATACTTACTATCACACCAGGAGCAAATCTTGTTACAGGCAAAACCTATGATATTATCCTAACAGGAATAACTGATATCTATGGCCAGGAACTAGCACAGCAGATAATTAAATTTACAGTAGCTTAATAGGAGGAACATAAATGGGAATGGGTAAAGTTTATGATATCATGGACAGGCTTACAAACAATAAGCCTATCATTAAGTTTGACAATGAACATGAATATGTAGTCAATAACAGTAAGAATCAGGCTATATTCATAAAACAGTTATCTGAGGATCCTAAACTGGATGAATTTGAAAGGCTTGATAAAATAGTAGAAGCTGCTTTGGGTAAAGAAGCTTTAGATTATATAAATAGTCTTAATTTATCACTTAAAGCAACTGGTACTGTTATTAATGCTATCATGGCTGCCATATCCGAAGAAGAACTGGAGACAGTAGAAAAGGAAGCTGAAAAACAGAAAAAGAGTTTTCGGAAATGATGGCTGGTATGATTTAATAGATGATTGGGGGCTCATAGAAGCTTCCTTTACGGCTCAGTATGGTATAAGACTTAGAAATGAAACAGATATGTCCTGGGCTGAATTTTGTACCCTTCTTACTGGAATAATGCCTAAGACTCCACTTGGACAGGTTGTAAGTATTAGGAGTGAAGAAGATAAGGATATTCTTAAAAACTTCACTCCTGAACAACATAGAATAAGAAATGAATGGAGAAATAGGCAGGTAGATTCCATGCCTGATGAGGAAAAAGAGAGTAAAGTTAAGGAACTTCAAGAAATATTTGCAAAAGCCTTCTCATAATGTATACTAAAATTAATATTAGTTGATTATAGGAGGCTTTTTATGGGTTTATTGAATGGGTTTAAAGAACAAATGAAAGAAGCTTATGAGGAAGGCAAAGCAAAAGGTAAACAGACAGGTTCATTTAGTCATCAAATGCAGAAAAAACAAGAAAATGCTGAAAAATTAAAAATGGAAAAGCAACAAGAAGAAGAAAAGATAGTGCAGTTAAGAAAGGACCATATTCCGTTTTGCCCTAAATGCCACAGTACTTCAATAACCTATGTTAATAAAAAATTAAGTATAGGCAGAGCTGTTGTCGGTGGAACACTTGGAGTAATTAATCCATTGGCAGGAGTAGCTGGAGCAACTCTGGGTGGTTTAAGCAGTAAAAAGGGAAAGGTTAAATGTCTTAACTGTGGGCATGAGTGGAAATTATAAAATCAAATAATTTAAATTTTAAGTACTTAGTTAAATCTAGGTACTTTTTATTTTGCTTAAAAGTGAGGTGAAAATATGGCTGATAGTGTAGGAAAAATAAGTCTTGACCTTGAACTCCAGGGAGATCTGACAAAGCAGATAAATGAAGCTGCTAATAAAATAGGTGAACAGTTGAAAGGTTCTCTTCAGGGTATTAATTTCAAAGAGATTGCTGAATCATTAAGCAGCAATATAAAAAAATCAATGGAAAGCACTATGAAGGGAATCCAGGAGAGCCTTGAAAGAACCATAAATAAAGCTATATCTGGGGCAACATCTGCTTCAAGAAAAATTAAAGTTCCTGTTAATTATGATATTCCTTCAAATTCAGCAGCGCCTAAGGTTAATACATTAGGCAATGCAATCAGTCCGAGAGCTCCACCAAAGGTAAGCAGCGGAGTTAATTTTGAAGCTATTAAAGCTCAGATAGATAACTTAACGCAGAGCTTAGATATTACAAATGCAAAGATAGAACAGCAGAAAATAAAACTCCAGGGGTTAAAAGAGGCATATGCTACTGCATTTAATGGTACGCAAAAGAATAAGATTCAAGAGCGAATATTACAGACAGAGGCAACAATAAATAGGCTTACAGCTGCATCCGATAAAGCAGGATTTAAATTAGCTGATTTAGATTTAAAATTTACAACTTTGGATGAGGCAGCTAAAAAAGCAGGAACCGGAATAGGTATTGTGAATGATAAATTAAATCAAACTTCAAGGGGCATGAAAAATCTAAGTAACTCTACTAATACTGCCGGCAGAAGTTTTGGTTATTCCCGTAACTCATTAAGCATGTTTATAAATACAATGTTTAAGTGGGGAATCATATTTCCAATAGTATCAAAGGGAATATTTGCAGTTGCAGGAGCAATAGGATCATCGTTAATGGTTAATTCACAGTTTGCAAATTCACTTCTGCAAATAAAGACTAATCTGGAAGTGGCGTTTATGCCAATTTACCAGGCTGTACTCCCTGCTATAAATGCTTTAATGAGAGGCTTAAGCACTGTAACAGCTTATATTGCTGCTTTTGTAAGTGTATTGTTTGGAAAGACATATCAAGCAAGTTATGGTGCTGCCAAGAGCCTTAATACTTCAATTGCAAAAATGAAAGAAACTGGAACTCAAAGCAAAAAGACAGCTTCAGATATAAAGAAAGCAGCAAAAGATGCAACTGGAGCTTTAGCAGGATTTGATGAAATTAATCAACTTAAAATGAGTACACCAGCTGCTATAGGGGCAACTCCTTCATCAGGCGGTGGCGTATCTGTTCCAAGTATGGCGGTGCCAAGCGTTGATTTAAGTTCTCAGAGTGCTGCTATAAGTAAGATAAGCAGTATTGTGCAAGGGCTAAAGAATGTACTTGCAACTGTTTTTAAGCCATTCAAAATTGGATGGGATACTTATGGTGCTTCTATAATGGCAAATATTAAGGGCACTATATCTAATATAGTAAGTGTATTTAAAAGCATAGGCACTGCAATTGCTGAGGTATGGGGTGCCAGAGGTCAGGGAATTGTAAACACATTTTATGGTCTTTTACAAACTGGAAGCATGATATTAAATGTTGTAAGCAAATTCATGAAAGATGTTTGGGATAATGGTGGACAATATTGTTTTAAGAAAATGCTTGAATTTGGGGCATCATTAATTAAACTCGCTGGCACAATAAATGAACGATTTGTACAACCACTAATAAAATGGTTTGCTGATAATATTGAACCTATTCTAGCAAAGGCAATAGGCGGAGTAAATAAAGCAGTTGGGTATTTGTTTAGTAAACTTACAGACCTAACAGATTGGCTTAGTGGAGATGGCAAAGGAGCTTTAGATATTATAATTATAGTTCTCGGCAGTTTTGCTTTAGCCTGGGGAGCTGTAACACTTGCAATGAACATAGCTTCAATTGCTGTTGGTGCATGGAACATTATATGTGGTATAGGTGCCACTATAACAGGCATTTTTGGAGCAGCTGTGGCATTTTTAACTTCACCAATAGGCATTGCAATATTAGCTATAGGTACATTAATAGCCATAGGAATTCTTCTTTATAAGAACTGGGATACCGTGGCAGCATTTTTAAAGAACTGTTGGAATGGTATAAAAACTACAGCTTCTGTAGTATGGAATGCTATAGTTACAACTATAAAAAATGTATTTATTGGTATTGGGGCCTGGTTTAGTAGTGTGTTTACTGCAGCCTGGAATGGTATAAAATCTGCATTTAGTGCAGTTGGTACATGGTTTGGCAACGTATTTACAGGTGCATGGAATGGTATAAAAAGAGCATTCTCTGGTGTTGGAAGCTTCTTCAAAGGTGTATGGAATACAATAAAAAGTATGTTTACATCAATAGGATCAACTATAGGAAATGCAATAGGAGGAGCTTTTAAGTATGTAATAAACTCCATAATTGGATTCGCTCAAAATACCATTAATGGGTTTATACGAGGAGTAAACAAGGCTATTAACTTAATCAATGCTATACCTGGTGTAAACATAAGAACACTTAGTACTCTGAACATTCCAAGGCTTGCAAAAGGAGGTATATTAGACCAACCTACATTGGCTATGGTAGGTGAAGCTGGAAAAGAAGCTGTAATGCCATTAGAAAACAATACTGGCTGGATTGATACTCTTGCAGGTAAACTTAACAGCAAGGGGCAAAGCTCTGATGAGGTTGTTAAACTTCTACAGATCATTATTGATATATTAAAAAGTCTTGATTTAGATATTGATATTGATGGTGATAACTTTGGAAAAGCAATAATTAAAAGGATAAATAAGCTTCAACATCAAGCTGGAAGGACACTAATAAACGTATAGGGAGTGGTGATATATGCTTAAAATAAATGGAGTGGATATTGCTACTCCTAAAACTTTTAAAGTCAGCATAAGTGATTTAGATGGAGAATCAAATAGAAATGCTAAAGGAGATTTGATAAGAGATAGGATAACAGTAAAAAGAAAGCTTGAATGTGAATGGCCACCACTTAAAATGGGTGAGATATCAACACTCCTTCAGGCTGTAGGTGATGTGTATTTTACTATTACTTATCCTGATCCAATGGAAGGTGCTTCAGCTACAAAAACATTTTATGTAGGGGATAGAACAGCTCCTATGTATTGGCTGGACTCTGTTAGTGGCCAGTACCTTTGGCAGGGATTAAGCATGAATTTTATTGAAAAATAGAGAGGATGATTTAAATGAATATTAATGAAACTACAAGCTTTAATACTTCAATAACAGAGAAAGATGCAAATAATAATGATGTCCAGGTAGCTTATTTAAATG